ACGATAGCCTAAGTAGGTTTCAAAACGGATGTTGCCATTTGAATCTTCGGTGAAGTCGATCAAGTTCTGTTTTCGCAAACGTGTACGAACAACAGAGTGAACAGCAAGTACTGCGATTTCTTGAGAGTGATCACCTAAAGTTGCCGCAGCGTCAATAACAGCTTCAGCAGAAATTAAGTTAGCAGCAACAGCATTGTCACCATCTTCAATAGAAATATCAACGACCATATCACCAGCGTTATTTGCTACATTATCAGCACGAAGACCGACAGTTGTGGAAATGATTCGTTGGCTTAGATTAGTCGCCCAATAGTGTGCAACTCGGTTGGTGATAGCTCCAAGTGGGTCTTGTAATGCAAGCTGACGAGACAGATCCATTGTAGACCAAGACTTAGCTTGGTTAGCAAGACGGAAAATCTGTACCGCACTTGAGATTTTATCAGGAGTATTTGTTAAAGATGGATCGTCAGATGTGTAATCTGGCTCGTTGTTATCCAAGTTTAGGAAGAAAGGTAATTCACCGATCATACCACCTTGAGCAACCATCGCGTCAATGCGTGGGTCTTGAACGATAATGCCAGCACTTGCGAAAGCGTTTAATTCGATTGCGCGTTCTTGAACAGCAGCATTAAAAGTGAGTGGTTCGTAAATATCTACAAGGCGTACTTCAGCCATTTTTGAATCTCCAAGTTATATGATTTCCCTTGGAGAATAGTCTTGCCAAGAGATTTTAAGAAACTAATAAAATCTTTCGGCCTAACCAAAAAATGTTCGGTAAAATGTGCGACCTAATCGCAAAAAAATACCATTGATAATCTAATTTTATAGCACATGATAGATATGTCAATGGTATTTTACCGGATATTACTTTTTTCTTGGCTTTGATCTAACCGTCTTCTTTTTGGTAGACGATTTTTTCTTCACATGCTTAGTATGACCTGACATTTATTGACCTGCTGCTTTTTGGAACTGTTTAGCCAATTGTGGATTTTCTTTCACCATTTTTGCTTGATCAGTTACGTTATATGCTGCGGTGCCTTTCTGGAATGGGTTGGGTACTTTAGAACCGCCACCATTACCTTGTGGCGCACCGGAGCCAGAATTTTGAACAGGAAATGCAGGAGCAAAACTATCGTTGGTCATCATTTCATTAACTAAACCAGATATAGTAACAGCCTTTCCTGTTTCAGCATCAAAACGTTGCTGACCCGCACTATCAACTACTTGTAAAGAATAAACACCGTCTTCACCAGCAACATTTCTAACACTGGGTAGAATATGTGGCATTAGTAAAAATTCGCTTCCTTGAACTTTTTTGATAGCAGCGTGTGCTTGGTTTGTGATTGTCTCTGTATCGAGAGCAGCCTTTAAAGAAGCAATCGTTTTCTCACTTTCAGTTTTCAAAGTGTTCATTGCCGTACTGTGTGCTGTGGTCATTTCGTTTTTCAACTCATCCCAACGACCTTCAGAAGCAAGTTTTGCATCAGCAGCTTCTTTTTTCTCTGCCTCAAGAGCATCTTTACCATCAATATATGCTTGGTAGTCTTCTGCAGTAACCCCTTCAGGTATTTGGTTTTTCTTTGCTTTGGCGAGTTTATCCATCAACTCTTGAGTCTTACTTTTAAGACCGGCATCGTTGGCTTCCATTTCGGCTTTATAAGTGGCCTGTGCTTCTGCCCATGCTGTGTTGAATCCTGCTTGGTCGTCGCCAAATTGTGCCTTAAGCATTTTCTTCAGTAGTTCTAACATTTACATTTCCTTTTATTTTACGTCTGAGCTTGCTACTGGATTATCCAGTATGGTGTTGTCGAGTGGTGTTCCACCCGAATTCAGTTTTGCTTCTTCATCAGTAGCAGTTTTGGCTGCTTCTGCGCCAATCTCAGCATCTTTATCTTTGCTAAAAAATGGAGGTTGGTTTTCTTGTATTTTTTCTAGTTCCTGAGAGAATGTTCTATCAGGTGGGATTAACTCGCCTTCTTTTAGTTTATCAAATACTGTTTCGTGAGAAATAGCACCGTCTAACCAAGACTTGACCAAAGCGATAACTGCGTTTGGATCAATATCAACTCTGATAAGATCAGTATTCAACCGATATTGCCCTGTAAAATCTTCGTTGCCATTCCATGCTTCATACATGGCGACAACGCTTTCCATCTGGTTGGATATGTTTTCGACAGTATTTGATATTACTGAGGTCTGAAGACCTGTTCTCAATAGTACTGAAGTAGCAGTTTCACGCGACACGCCTTCCTTTTTCAGGAGTTGTGCGCCAATTGTTGCCATAATATCTTTTACTTCTTGGATGAATTTTTCGTGAGCATCATAAGACGCTCCAGAAAACTCCAAGATACCAACTGCTGCATCTGGCTCACTAATTCTCCAGATACGAGTCGGCCCGATTGTATCCTGATCACGATCTTGATCATCAGGTGATACACCGGTAGTCCAAGGCGTTGGTAATGATGTGTAGAACATCATGTGCGCTTGATCTAAGCGTTTACTCAACAGGGTTATGTTCAAATCTGATATGTCTTGAAGGATCGACTTCTTAATATCAAAATTGTTTGCCTCGGAACCATGAATGACGACCGGGATGTAATCTAGGAATTTGCCATTCTGTTTTGGGAACGTCTCTGAATCTGGAACCTGATCAAAGGAAACTGAATCTGTCTCTTCATATTGTCTGACTCTGTATTTACCATCCAATAAATCAAGAACGGTATATCGAGTAATATATTCATATTCAAATTCATCCTCTTGGCTGATTTCTTCAACACATACCTTGAAGATGAATCTTTCTAAAGTGATGATGCCTTTGTTCTCTTTGGTAGAGATGCCAACAATATCATCAGCCCTGATATATCGCATATAAGGCTTTTTCTGTTCATCGTTCCAGTCGATCATAGATGCAGCGAAACCATTTTTCAGGATTTCAGCAACAACCAAAGATGAATATTGGGATAAGTCGTTTCCGACAAAATCAACATTGGTATATTCATCTAATTCAAGATCGGTTTCAGGTGGCTTTGAAAAAATTGTACCAACATAAGCATTGACGATGGCTTTGTAGACCAATTCGATTACGGCAAGATTCACATAATTGAGAAAGTCATCATCGGTTTGATCTTCAAGTCTAGTAAACAGTAGGTTTCTGTTTTCTACTACTGAATCACGACCTTCATATAGTATGTAATTTTGGCGAATATAGTCTTGTTGCTTGAGAACATTGTATGTATACGGAATATGCAATGACTGTAAAGCTGTCAATAGGGATAATCTACTAGCCATTTCTTCTGCCGCCTTTGAGTTTTTTGGACTTCATCGCTTTTCTGCTAATTGGGTATCTGAAGTGAATTATATAGGTTGCTGAATCGTTGATATCATCTATCGACGAACCTTTTAATTTTTCTGGAAGCTCTGTTGCTTCGCTGAATACCTGTTGCTCAAGTGAATCCGCAAGCTTGGGACATTTTTTCACATTTACCCATAGAAGACCAGCCTTAAACGCTGAATTGGTTGATAAAACACGATCCATTATGCGTGGGTTCTTACTTGGGTATTTAGGTCGCATAAGCGCATCTCTAAGCATCGAAATATCAGATACAGTTACGCCCTTAGATGAAGCATTTTTTCCACTTGCATCAGGATATGTGAATATTGGACTAATTGGGTATCTTTTTCTGATTGCTTGAATCAATTCCGGCGTATCTTTCAGACCATCAAAATGATGGATGGCATGAAGAGTTGGTTGTCCAACATACGGATAGCCTTTGTTTTCTTCAGTCGCTTGTAGTGGTTCCCGGTCAACATACACAATGGCATTCATATTATGTACGTTAAAATCTATCCCGATATGGAGTGTTTCACCACGTCTGTAGGTTTCTTTTGAGTCGCAGCTTTTTCTACTTGAATCGAATTTGTCGTCTTTACGATGGAAGTTTTTATAAACGGTGCCAAGTGCCATGTTGACAAACTGGCCTTCGATATAGGCGTTTACATATTCGGCGGGGTAAACCTTCTGCATATCATCGTAGTAATCTTTTGGTAGAAATACATTTTCTCTACCGGATGCTTGAATTAACCGATAGTTATCTGGCTTTTCCTTCTCAAACATCTTGTATACAAAGCGATAGCCCTCTGGGGTTGTACCTACAAATAGTTGGTTCAGCTCTGAAACTTCAAGAATTTTACCATCAAATTGCTCTGGTGGTAGGTCTGGAAATTCTTTTATCAGCTCATCCCAGTCATATTGCATGATTATGTTGGGGTTTTCTGGCAAAACTTTTTCGTTAAACTGAACTATCTTTCCTTCTATTACTGTTTCGTAAAGAAGAAACCCATTATCATCCACTTTATGAACCCATTTTCTCGCTCTAGCAATGGCTTTCATCCAAACTTCAGTGGCTTTATCGGTAGCAAGTGTATCTAATTCATCCAAAAATACCGCAAGGACGTTAAATCCAACGATATGATCTGGATCATCCATGCTTTTAAGGATGATTCTACCGCCAACGTCAAAAAATATTTCGTTTGTAGATTTATTTATTCGATAGCCGATATTAAGCTCATCCAGAATTTCCTCAAAGTTTGGATATAGAATATCTCTGAACATTGAAAAAATTGGAAATAGATAGCATAGATCATATTTTGGATATTTAAGCTTCAGTTGTACCATCTTTAAAAATAAGATGAACGACTTCCCGCCGCCATAACCTGTTACAAAAGCTATGGCTTTTGATTCTTTATCGGTTATAAATTTTGATTGTGAATTTGTTAGCTTTAGTGTTCTCATTTCTTCCCAAGAAAAACAAAAATGCCTAGCTAAGTGCTAGGCTTTTTGTAATTTCCAAATGAAAATTATTATTTCTAGAATATAACAGTAAATATTATCGTTTACAATGTTTGTTGTTTTCACACTCACCGGCTAAAGCAGCGTAGGCTGACATATCAATATAGTCATCTAGTTTATAACCACCGGCGCCAGAACGAGCAAGTTTTAGCACTGTCATAAATTTCCAGCCATCGGTTTCGGTCAAGTTATGACCAGTCAATGCGTTAAAAGCATTTACTGTAGCCAACATTGAACGCTCACCATCTTCTTTATCGCGTTCTTTACCACGTTGAGAAATGGTATCAAACGCGATTTGTAGGATTTCAGGTGCGGTTGATAGTCCATGTGGCAATTCTGCAATAACCTCTTCTGATTCGCAGACAGGGTTTTCTTCAAACCACATATCGCCTTTGAAGCAGGCTTCAATATCTATTTCAAAGACAGACCAATCATAGCCAGTCTTTAAATAGTGTTTTATCCAATCCTGACTTTGTTCACCAAGGTACATCATTAGTTTTGAAAGTGTATTAGGATTTTTGTTGAAGAATCTCCAAAAATCATCAGAAACGACTATTTCGTTTTCACCCCTTGTTGTGCTACAAACGCTGTTTAGAATTTTGGAAATGGTGGTTATGTTAGGCACTGGTTGAGTCCTCATCTTTTTCCAACTGATATAGATCTTCAAGATCTTGATAGTTGTAGGATAAATCCATCTGCCACATTAGATATGAGAACATTCCGCCTTTTTGGTCTACGTCTGATTGTTTGGCGACTTCCATGATTGTTTCTAAGATCTTGTTGTCATCAGTTGTTGGATTTGATTTAGGCCACTCGCGTGAATATATACCTTCTTTGTAACCGTTCTGTTGACGGAAGATGTTGAGTGCGTTCTTGGCGATGTACATTTCATAGAGTTTGTCGAAATCCAGATGAAACTCCTCACAAATTGTCATGAATGTTTGTGGATTGAAACGATCTCGGAATGAATCCTTGATCATCACTTCTATGGCATCAATAGAGGATGGGTATAGGATTTTGTTTGGCGCCATCATTTTTGAATAGTATCTTGCCAGTTCTGACATTTCACAAGGCGTATCCCCGCTATTGGCGTGAATGATTAAATGTGACATTCCGAAATGCCAAATATCAACTAATTCTAGTTGTATTTGTGGGATGTCGAGATCGCCTTGTTTCTTCCACCATTTCCAGCCCACCATATCAATCAATTCACTACATTCCATTCTTAATGCGCGAAGGAAGTTCCAACCTAAATTTTTCCATTCAGGATTGACTGTTGAATTCATTGTATCTTGTAACTCGAACATTTCTTGTAATTTGTTTTGCATTATTATTCCTTTAGTGTTGGTTTTTATCTACTTTGTCATCTACTGGTTCAGGCTTGACACCAAATACCATCGACACAATAAGCTGGGCAATATTGGATGATAGTAGATTATCACAACCAAATTTTTTGCAACAGTTGGCCATTAACAAGATCATTTGATCTCTATAATCGGTGTTTTCTTGAAGATAATTTGATAAATCACCAATTGAGATTTGTGCTTTTGCATGAGGTATTTCTGGAAAAAACTGAGTTAGAGAATCATTCATTCTATCAATGATGATTTTTAGGGTTTCGGGCTGGGTGGATAATATGTGTAAGAATGGTTCTTGATCATTATCAGCGTGAACCATTGTAACGCCATGTGCATTACGCTTAGGTTCTGTGACTGACCCTATTAAAATAGAGTAGTCGCCCATTAATATTGTTGGTGTACCATCATCTTTATTGATGAAGACGGTGTCTTCCTTCCTTTTTAACATTTGTAGTTCCTTATTGGTCGTGATTGTGAAACTTAGATTAGGCATTGACGGAGGAAATTATACGGCATAAATGCAATGCTTTCATGAGCATATTGATTAAAGTGTGAGAAAATCATACATGATCCTTTTTTTCTTGCAGTGTTTTAGAAAATTAACGATCTTTTTCCGCCCTTGTTCGTTATCAACCATCAGATCGAAGTCAAATTGTGTTGTTTCGTGATTTATTTTAATGTGAATGTGGTAATCAGACATTTTCATCTCCACATCCAGATAAAGAACCGGGAAAATATTGAGATTGCTAATAGAGATAGTGATGTTATTAGGATTATGTTTACTGCTGTTTTTTCGTTACGGGTCATGTTGTCTCTGTCGATACAAAATATATAGAGAATCGAAGATACCATCAATACTGCTGATGAGAGAAAAATTTGTGTCAGCATTATTCTTCCTTTGGTTCATATTGTGAGATTGTAATTTCTACTCTTGGATTTTCTTTGTCGTAGAATTTTTCTATGGTCATTTTCTGGATTAGGTCGTCATCTTCATAGACTTCTGCATGTGTGAGAGCGTCTAATAATGATTTTAGAGGATTGTCTAAATCCCTCTTCCTCTTGTCTTTAAAATAATATTTTATGTCCATTTGTAATGGTAGATTTGCTCGTAGCTGCATTTTATTTCTAATACACCAATGAATTACAAACTTTCGATACTCTTTTCCTTCTTTTTTTATATATTTTATTACTCTATTGCCTTTTGCAATATGACCGTAGTATCCGTTTATGCTTGGTGGTACTGGTAATGTTAAGTTATACATTATTTCCCTTTTTGTATTCCTTCAACCTTAGAAAATAGTCTTCTGGATCAATTTCACGTCCGTCTGCTGGAATTTTTTGGATTAATTCTATTTTGTAGAGCTGTCCGTGGTTTATATTCTCAAGTCCTAGTAATGGGAAGTTTTTGTCATCCACTTCTAATAGGATAGTGTCTTGCCAACCACAACCTTCACAACCATGGCAGGAGAGTCGTTTTTGCTTGTTCAATCGCTTCATTATGCTGAATCCGCGATTAGTTATGCCGTTGTAAACGTTGCCTCGGTAGATTGAGCCGGGGCAGGTTACAATTTTGTCGTTTTCTTCATCGTTGGACAGTTGGAGCGTGAGCATGTGATCATTTCCTTTTTATTTTCGTAATCTCTGTGACCGCAGAGGGTAATTCTTACTTTTCTTTGGTGGAGTTTATAAGTTTTGGTAAATATTTGTTCTTGAAGGCTGCATCTACTGCCGAAGGTGGGGTGATACTGAATATTGTTTTTTGGATACTGGCTCATCGTTTAATAATTCCCATTTGTTGTTTTTAAGGATGAAGTCTTTGTGGATGCGAATTATATCGCCTTCTTCTGGTAAGGAATAGTCTAGCATTTCACCATAATGCGTTTTGTAATAGATAGGTTTGTTGTTTTCTGTGATATAGCCGATTGAATACTCGAATCCGCCTTTAAGGAAACATCTGAACTCTTTTATATGTGGTGGTTTGTTAATACTCATTTTCTATTTTGCATCCATTGTCTGATTATCGCCACCATCATATCAGGGTCTAAATCTTTGATGGTTTCTGGATTTTTGACTACTTTAATGATTTTTAATAGGTCGGTAGTGTGTTCGATTTTTGTGTGAGGGTCTTCGACTACTATTTTTATTGATAGTAGATCCTCGTCGACCTTTTTTCTTTGGATTTTATTAATATCGATTACGTTGCTCATTGATATTCCTTTGTTAGGTGCCGGTAACGCTGGCCTGTAAATTATCAAGTCTTCAAGCTGCCTTGGAGTGTTACCGGCTTAGAAGGAATTTTATCGGAAAATTTTTATAAAGGTTTGAAATAGGATTTAAATAAAATTGGTTTGTAGGGGGGGGTGTAAAGTTTTGTGTTTAGAGTGTTCTTTGATAGTTGTAATAGTTGATTGCTTAGAGCTTCGATCTTTTGGTCTTGTTCTGTGATGATTAAAAGTATCTCCGAGGAAATATTTGGTAAGTCGCTCGTTTATTAGTTGGTAGTCTCGTGTTGAGGCGTGAGAGAGCCATCATTTCATTTTCTAATGTCTTGACTCTCTCCATTATTTTCCTAATTTAGGTGATTGGTTCTATTGGTAGGAACTTTGTTTGTAAGCCGTTTGAGTATACCATGTGGTCGTTGTTTGAGTAGAGGTAAGTGTAATGGTGGTGGGAGGGAGGAGAGGTTAGGAAGAGGGAGATGGAGGTGATTATTGAGAGGATTGTTAGGAGGGTGAGGATGGTGAAGGTTATCATTTTAAGTCCTTTTGAATTGGTTAGTTACATTGTGTGTTAGGGATTATACTGAGGAAATGAGTAGGTGTCAATGGGTTTATAGTATTATTATATTGTGATGTTTGGTTTGGATTGGGAGGATTTTTTGAAAAAATATGTGAAAATCGGTCACAAGGTATAAAAGTCATGGGGATAATAAACCCCGTTAATAGAGTGTACGACGATATAAAAATAACTTATTTTTAAAGTTATTTTATTAATAATTATTTATGAAAACCAAAAATACATACTCTTATTTTTATTTATTGAATAGAATTTTTCTATTCTATCTATAATAATTTCATAATTAAGACTAGATATATCACCATGTTTATCCTTATATATAGCAGTAAATCTATACTCACCATCGTATTTATCATTAAATTGTTTTTGTGTTATCATATCTTTATTATTCCTCAATTAAAACAAAGTGAGCAACAACTTCAAAATTGCCTGATTCTTCTATAGTATCAATAAACGGTTTATCTGATAATATAAAACCTTCACTTTGTATTTCTGTTTTTATAGAATCATAGTCTATTTCATATTCATCATTATATGATTCTATATATCCGTCATTTAATTCTGATAATAGTGATTCTGTTAATTCTATTTTTGTCATATCTTTATATATTGAAACGTATAAAACAGGGTTTGTATGACCGGAAAAATAATCAGGTAGGCAAATATCGTTTATTGCAATGTTGTTGTAAATCATTTTATATAACCCTTTCAAGTAAAGCATTTTCAATCATATCAATACCTAAGTCTATCTCTAAAGAAATAGGATTGTAGACAAGAAAACCACACCATTGTTCATCATAATTATAGTCTCTAATCATAACGCCTAGACTTTCTTCAATTATTTTTTTTCGATTTGGTGTCATTCTAATACTACAATGAACATCAAATTCGTGATAATGACATACTGAAAACATATCCTTTGATACACTATAATACCCAGCGCAATCATTAACCTGCCATAATTCCCATTCGTCTATGATATAATTTTCAACAACTTCATATTCTTCATAGCTCAATTCGCGACCTAAATTTTCAGCCAATATTTTTTTAATATCATTCTGATAATATTGTATTGAATCACCCATTTCAAAATTTTCTATTAGCATCTTTTTTTCGTTTTCAATACCATCATTTTCAGCTTTTTCGATTATTTCTTTTAAATTAATCATTTTTAATAATCCTTTTTTATTTTTGGTAAGCAGTGTTTTAGAGCTGTAAATATATGAGTATCATTCAAGTATGAATATAGTTCATCGCAGAAAAAAACATTTAATTTTGCAGCTTTTGCAACGTCAAAACAAAACCTCATTTGCAGATTTTTAACTTTATCGCTATTTGCAAACAGCCCTTTTTCATATTGACTCGCAACATTAGGATACTTCTCTAAAACAATATCTATTTGTCTTTTCATGTGTTCCAAGTGGTGGTTTTTAATTTTCATTTTAATAGCCTTATTTATTATCAAAACTAACTTTTATAATCTAAAACAAGCAAAACCGGTTTATATCCTGAATGATAAGAATCACCAAAAACACTTCTACCACACCCATTATATGTAATATCTTTCTTACAAACTGTTTTTACAACTCCATTATGCTCTATTAAATCATTAGTTTGTAATAATGAAATATGAATCTTTCTTGTATTATAAATTTCCATTTTAACATCCTTTATTATCTTCAAAACGGGTTTTAGTTTTTTGCTAGGTTTTCAAAAAACATTTGATTCTTAGTTACCCCGCGTCCTGTTTTATCAGAATATCTATAACCTGTTAGTTTTGCCCATACTTTTAATGCTAATTTCTGTGAACTATTTGTACGATAATAACTATCGGTAAAATCAATACCAGTCATTTGAAGCATAATAAAAGCTTGAACCCTATTCGGTTTTTCGCACCTATTATTATACCCGTAATAATTTTCGCCTCTTAATTGTTCTATACATTCTTTAGGTGTTCCCGCTGCTAGACTTCTAACACAAGATAGATTGCCACTAGCTTCTACCATATATAACTCGACACGATGCCAACCCGTATGATGCCCATACTTGAAAAAGTAAACAGAGCCGCTATCACATTGGACAGAATTTCTATCTGCTATATATTGCTGTAAATTTGCTTTTAATATTCGCATTTATTTATCCCCGCAATATACTGCTACAAAATCACCGTTTTTTAATTGTCCAATTACATAATCATAATCATTCCATCCTAGTTTTATCAGTAATTTATCTACAGAATTTTTAACATTCTGCTCTAAATTAAATTCGCCAACTTGATTAACAGTATTAGAGCTAGCAACACACGATGCTTTATATCTAATATTATTATTTCTTTGTGTTGGTGATAATGTTCTTATCAATATAGCTTGCATTATATATGCACCTTTTTAAATTTAACGCCATTAATAATTGCGGCTCTGTTATCGTTTTTATTTTCTAACCATTCAATTTCTAACATGACTTGAGAGACTTGAACATTATCTATAACAATATTGAAACGTCTTAGACCTAAAACATTATCGTTTGATCCGTGATTAAAAACTTGTATTAAATCTCGTTCGATATTATCAACTAACATTTTTAATTTGCTCATTATTTATCACCTTTTTGTTTTGCAGCTAAGTAAACAGGATAAAATTCGTGCATGAAGTTAACCATTTTAATAATCTGATTATCTTGATCACCTGATTTACCAATTTTGCGAAGTTTGAACGCTTTTATTTCTGCTTCAGTTGCAAGTGGATTTTTCATAAGATAGTCACATAAAACGCGATATTGCCCGACAAATTCATTATTAATTCTTGACGGCTGTTTGTTGCCTGTTATAGAGTGATAGACGTTTTTAAATGTAGTCTTTACGTCAAACGTACATTGCTTTTGTAAAGTATCTTCTATAAGCTTGTATGCTTTATAAGATAGCTTTGAATCACTCTTAATAGTAAGACTAATCAACTCGTTAACTATTTCAGCTTTTTTTTCTGCTGAATAAATCGCACCTATTTCTAATCCAGTTTGCCTGAAATATTGCCTTATTTCCCCATAAGGTAAACCAGCAATCGCTAATTCGTTCATTATTTCAGACTCAGTCAAATTGTTTTTGAACCCGTCTTTAATGATCTTGGTGAATTTAGTATATTCGATCATTATCTATTCCTTATCTATCCAAAAAAAATAAGTATTAAACGACTTATCGTTTTGCCCAAAATCTTTCATTAAATCTATAATAGAATCAAAGTCATCGTCTGATTCACATATGTCATTTTCTAATAAATATAGTGATAATATTTCCACGTGATTTACATCACCCCATTTTTTTATCTCAATAGCGTTGTTAGTATAATCTGTTGTGCTGAAATTTAATCTGTCAATTATATTCATATTCTAGTCCTCATATTCTGCTTGATTAAAATTAAAAACATCTTTAATTTCAATTTCTTCAAATTCTCCAATTTGATCAATTAATGACCATTCTAAATCCAGAATTTCAATTTCTTCTATTTCTTGTAAAAACATTTTGTTTTCCTTTTTTTAGTTTATGATTCATCTTAAAACTATTTATAAATTCTTGCAAGCTATTTGTGAATTATTTCTATAATTATTTATACTATATAGAATGTCGGAAAAAACTAGGTGTTTGAAAACTGAACAAGCAAGCGCTAACTATGTTATTTTTTTTCTGTTGAAAAAAAATAACATACTTTTTTGTTATGGTATGCATCAAAAAATTTTTATCATTCTGTTATTGAATTTTGATTTTTTTTCAGATTTATTTTTTGCAAATTTTTTCAGTAAATTTTTTAAATTGTTTTTATTAATTTATTATTTATTTATCTTTTTAACTTTTGTCTTTATTATTTTTGTAACTAATTATTTTATTATTTAATTATTTAATTATTTTTCATTTTTATTATTTTTGGATTTAATTATTTTTCATTTTTATTATTTTTG